GTCGGCACGGACGTGACATCGCTCCACTACGACAAGCCAAGCGCGACCATGTTCGCCGAGGTGCTTGCTGACCACTACTCGGACAACCCGTTCGCTGACGGGCTTGAGTGGCAACTTTCCACGGGGTTCGACTGGGAGAGAAATTAGTCAGGTACCTGTTAGTAAAAAATGGGAAACGAAAGACCCTATACATACCACTCTACCTGCGGTTATTCAAAAGTGTCACAGTCCTTGGGCATCGTGTTCATAGGGTCTCCAGTGTTGTCATTGGTCGCTAAGGTGGCATTATACATACTCTAAGGCTCGTAAGGCTCCTAAGAATGCGCCACTTGGGAAATGACAGGGAAAGAGTTAGTTCAACTTTTTAGCATCAATTTTTTAACTCTGCTGTCGCTGTAAAAAAAGAAGGGTCCCTCCCCCACGTCTGAGGAAGGGACCCTTCGCGTCTGCTTTTTCGGGCAAGCAGATGCCGATGTCGGCACGGCCAACCAGACCACGCAATGTCTGCGAGCGGGGAATCGGACCCAGCGTGCCGTTGACCCTCCCGCCTATCCCACCCGTGCACGAATGGGAAGGTGCCACTGCCCCGTGTCAGTGGGAGGGAACCTTTTCCGCCTGTCCCGTCCTACCCTCCATGGGAGCGCCGTGGACGACGCCTTTCGGTGGGACGTGGCTCGGTAATTATACCTCTAGCTTGTGGTGTACCCATGTGGCTTGTTGCTCGGCCACCTGTTGGCCACGATGGTCGTGACCTGCCTGACGTGCAGGCAGTTCTCGCAGATGGCGTCGCATATCATGACGCCCTCGTTAGTCCTGCCCGAGTACGGCAGCAGGTACATCGGCTGTCCGCACTTGGGGCACGGATCTTCCAGTATCCTCGTGCGCATCACATCACCGCCGACATGCAGCCGACGAGCACGTGCGCCATGAGGACCACGAGACCGAGGAGCACGGCGAACGGTATGACCGCAGCTAAGAACAGCGCTACGGTCACCTCCGCGTCGCTCGGGTCGCCGCCGTTGATCTTGTCCTCGTGTATGCTCATGCTAGCTCCTCGGCTTGAACTTGTCGTTGTACTCGGCGAGGTGCTTGGGCAGGCCAGCCGTCAGCGCCTGAACGAGGCGGGCGTACCAGTCCGCCGACATCTGCATGCGCGGCATCAGCTCGCCGTTGTGGCTCGCGCCCCAGACCCTGTCTAGGATGGTTATGTCGTCGGGATGCGTGAGGTCGTGGATTACCCCGCCCACGACGGCGACCACCGTGTTCTGGTCGGTGATGGTTACAAGACAGTCCATTGGAACCGCCTCCAGAATCTCTTGCTCTTGTCGTTCTTCCTCCTCGGGCAGCTGCTCCAAGGGCCAGCCGCCGCCGACGAAGTTGCCGCCCTCTGAGAGCGGCGTGATTGCCACGGGGGCGCCGTTGGCGTGGATGACCATGCCGCCGCCGTGGTAGATGGCGACGTGGCCCGTGCGCTCGGCGTCCCAGACGGGGCTGTAGAAGACGAGGTCGCCCACTTGCAGCTCGCCCTCGTCCTCCGTCCAGTGGCCGTTCGTGAGCGTCCAACCAGCCTGCGTGCTCCAACCGTTGTAGCTGCCCGTGTAATAGGAGTGGATGCCCTGCGCGATGGGGATGTCGATACCCGCGTCGTGGTAGGCACGCCACGTCAGGCCAGAGCACGTGAAGCCGCCGTCCTCGGGGCCAGTGCCGCCGTAGATGGACTTGTACGGCACGCCAAGGTACTCCTCGGCGCACCGTACGATGTCCTCGCGGATGCCCACGCTACTCGCCCACCTCGGGTAGTCCCGTGGCGATGGACGTCAGGATGCTCACGATGCCCGAGAGCGCGGCGCCGCTCGCAACGCCCACCCAGTTGACGTCGGTGACGCCCACGGCATTGGTGCCGATGAGCGCGACCGCCGTCTGGCAGACGGTGCGCAGCGCGCGGATGCCCGTGGCCTTCCAAAATTCCTTGCTCATGGTGTGTCCCTTCTCTCGTAAAGAAAAGGGGCGCCGAAGCGCCCCTCGATTACCTTGCCTATATCTCCTTGTCTGGGAGCTCGTTGAGCTTTAGGCGGTACGTGTCAATCAACCCGTTGAAGCCCATGGCGGCGTACTTGTCATGCATGTCGCACCAGCTCGCACGCTCCTCGGGCGTGAGCCAGCCGCGCTCCGCGTACTTCTCGTAGTTGTGGATGAGCGTTGCCCGCATGGTGGTCTGCGTGGCGCCCATGATGGTGTCCAGCTTGTCGTCGGTCTTGGCACGCCACTGCTTGCTGCTCTCGATGTAGTCCCTGAGCATGTCCAGCAGCAGCTTTATCAGCCACCCCAAGATGCCCGAGACGCATGTGGTTATGACGAGCGGTGGCACGTTGACGCTCATTCGGTCACCTCAGACCACAGGCTCTCCGTGCCAGCGGCGCCGGGTTCCCACACGTTCGCGTCTACCAGAGACTCCCACGTCTTGCCGTTGTGCTTGACCTTGTCTCCCTTGTTGTAGGCGTCCTGCGCCCCAGTCGGCTGCACCCACTCGGGAATCTCGCCCTCGGGTGCCGTGCGCACCCACAGCGCGGGGACGCTGGACGGCTCCCAGCCCTCCTGCGAGTCATGCGCCTGCACACAGCGGTAGAGCTTGCCGTCGTAGCGCACGCGGTCGCCAACCTTGTAGCTGACGCCCACCGCCCACTCGGGATAGATTTGCGGGACAAGCTCGGCCTGCTCGTCGGTGAGCGTGGGCAGCAGCTCGTCCAGCGCGGACTGGGCGGGGTCGACGTACTCCGCGAAGAGCTCGTCGGCCATGACGCGCTCGTAGGCGGCGTCGACGGTGATGGCGTCCGTGGCGTCGTAGTCGAGCAGGCGCGTGGTGTTGAACTCGGTCGGGCTTGCCTCCTTGGCGGCGGCGTCTCGCCACGAGCGCACCTGGATCACGAGGTACGAGCCGAGGTAGAGTTCGATTGAAGCTACCTCGTGGTGGCCGTACACCGATCCGTTGAGCATGACGTTGCGGTCGAAGCCTTGCATGTTGTCCTCCTTTATGCGAAGCGGATAAGGATGAAGTTGATGCGGATGTAACCCGTGTGGTTCGGGTAGATGTAGGCTCGTGCGCCACCGTCCGAACCCATGGCGCCTGTCACGACGCCCGTGTAGCTCTCGAAGCCTCCGTTCTGGGCGATGCAGACGGTGTTGGTCTGCGATGCACCGCTGCCGAGCTTTTGCGCAACCACAGTAGGGTCGGCGAGGGAAAGCCATTTGCCGTTGGAGAGTTTCACGACCGTCGAGTCTGCGTAGATGGCCTTGATGGCTTGCCCGCCACCGCTGATGCCCGGACCCGAGAAGATGAAGCTGTTCGCGTAGAAGTCGATGTGGCCTTCCGTCCCGGTCGCGTACGGTTCAATCGACGCCTGCATTGGGTCTCCGCCAGAGACCGGGCTAGTTGCGCTCATCACGACCCTGGCATAACCAGAGTTTGCTTCCGCGAGGACGTTGGCAAGGTTTGCGCCTGCGTTCGTGTCGAAGTGCGCCGCGACCTGACTCGCCGCCATGTCGGTGCCGTTGGACTTCGCGTAGTTCGACAGCCTTAGCGAGTTGAGGCTCAGGAACTTCGTCTCTGCGTCGTAGGATATGCTGCCCATCCCGTTGCAGAACTTGATCACCGCGTCTGCGGCACCCTTGCCCAGCTCCACGAGCTTGCCCGCGAACTTGGCGACGATGTTGCCAGCAGCCGTTCCGTTTCCGTCATATAGCGTCATGCCGCTCGTGTCGATGCGGTTCATGACCTTGCTGGCGGTCTTGATGTCTATCTTGTCCGTTATCAGCACGCCTGTGTTGGCGTCGCTGGACGGATGCACCATGAGGCCGTTGGAGCCGCCATCGGTGAGGTAGGTCGTAGCGGTCTTGGAGGCGTCGGTCACGTCGCTGCGTGGCGAGACGTAAGGCTTGAATGGACCATCGTACTCGCCCTCGTAGAGCGACAGGCGAAACTCGAAGTCAAGCACGTCCCCTGCGGCGCAGCGGGCGTTGTACCTGAGCATCTCGACCGGGGTCGACGTGATGTGCGCCGAGTCGGCAACCTTTCGGCTGTGGATCACCGCAGTCTCGCCAAGGGTCAGCGGCTGGATGTCACCACCGCCCGAACCCCAGAACTGGTTGTTGGCGATCTGCTGGATGTACATGTCAGTGGCACCACTACCCGTGCTGTGATTGTTGCGGACCTCGATGAGGATGGTATAGGTCTGGCCCGGCACGATGGATGGGCACGCCCTTGGCCTGAACGCTGTCGTATTTGTGGCTGCCGTGCCGGATGCGTTGTTCCTATATACATGAATCCATCCATCATCGAGCTGCGTGTACCAGGTTGACGGTGTCGTGCGCCAATATCCGTTTGGATTCGTTGTCGCGTTGTACACGTCCTTGAGGTCGGCCTGCGTGAGCGGCGAGAGGTTCGGCTGCGCTGACTGCGCCCCTACGCTGTCTGCATAGGCCGTCTGGTCCTCGGGAGCAGGGGTCCAATCTGTTGCGCGGTTGCCCTTCTCGAACTTGCAGCCAGCAATCCATACGCTTGCCGCCGTCGCGATGCGGATGGGAATGACATTTTTAGGGAAGTCGGTCGCATCGGACTTGATGTGCCATGTGATGGAGTACCGCTTCCACGACGTCGTTATCGTATTCGTTATGCCGCCGTCGTTTCTCGTCGAGGTCTTACCATCCTGATTCACTGTGCTGTCAACCGCGTTCGGGTTATACAAGAAGCACCAGCAGCTGATCGATGCGCTCGCCTTCGCCCAGAACGACAGTGTGTAGTAGGCATCGGCCTCAATATCAACCGTGAACTTGCTGCTGAATTGAGTGTCACACGAGGAAGTGCTTGTGGTGGTTATCTTGCGGACATCGCAACCGTTGTAAGTCCCATCCGCTACGTAAGACTGGTTTGCACCAGTAGTTGACGCGGTCGACCAGTCGCCCGTACCACGAAGCAAGTTCCTGCCACCGATGCTGCCCGAGAGGTCGCCAATGGAGATGGAGCTGACGTCGATGTAATCCGCAGATATCTTGCCGCTCTTGATCTGCGCCGCGCTCAGGTCGGTGGCCTGCACGATGTCAGCCTTGATGCTGTCGGCGTCGAGCTTGCCAGCCGTGATGCTGCCAGCCTCGATGCGGTCCGCGCTCAGGTACCCCGTGACGATGCTGTTGGCGTCGATGTAGGTCTTGCCCTGCGTGCGCCACGCCGCTCCGTCGAAGGTGAAGGTGCAGGTGTTCGCCGCGAGCCAGCTCGTGCCGCCGCTCTTGGTCGGCCTCGTGGTGCCGTTGCCGAAGTAGATGGCCTTGGCGCCAGTGGACTGTATGTTGAGCGTGGGGCTTGCTGCCGTGTTGGCATTGGTCATTGCCAGCTCGACCTTGGCACCCTTGCAGACCACGCAGCCCGTGACGGCAGTGGTGTCGGTCTTCGCCGCAGTGCCCTCCGCCGTCGTGCAGGCGCCGTACCATGTCCTCGGCTCGCCGATGACTTGGAACTGGGTGCCGTCGTAGCGGAAGGTGATGTAGGCGTTAGCACCCCACAGGAGCTGGTTGGTCGCTGACGTGACCGCATTGCCAACCCAGACGTTCTTCGCGCCCTTGGAGTTGACGTTGAGCGTGGGTGCCGACGCCGTGTTGGCAGTCGTGAACTTCACGGTCAGCTCGTTGCCCGCCACCAGCTCGAAGTTCGCGCAAGTGACGACCTTTGCCGCCGTGCCAGCAGCCGTCGAGCACGTGCCGTACTGCGCCTTGCGCTGTTTCGTCTCGGTGGTCAGGGCGGATGTGGTGGCGTAGCTGCCAGCAGGCTGAACGCCCGTGAGGTCTATCGCCTCGGCCTTTATCTTGTTTATGCTCGCATCGTAGACGTCAAGCCTGTTAGCCGAGACGGAGCCAGTGATGATGTTCCCGCCGTCGATGATAGTCGTTGAATCATCAAGCAGCACTGTTGTGTACTGAGGCGTGGTTCCACCAGCCGTCTCGTACTGCTCGCAGGTGTACAGATACAGGTACTTCGTCGTGGACGTCGTGCTATCGGCGATTGGTGGCACGCGTGTTGACCATGCGTTGTACTTCGTCCAAGAGGACTCAACACTGCCGTTGGTGACCCATGCGGTAGGGACGCTCGGTGCTCCGACCGCGGCCTTGCGGTAGTAGATGCGTTGTGTGCGCTTCACGTTGGCATTGGCCGTCTCCTGCGCCGTTGCGATTGACGCGTCGACGTCTTCGGGCGCTGGCGTCCAGTCGGTTGCCTTGCTACTCTTTTCCAGTTTCAGGCCACATACCTCGAACCATGCGCCAGCAGGCGGGTTCTGCGCGTACATGTAGCCCGCGTTATAGGAGTCGGCCTGCGCGCCCAAAAGGGTTCCGGTAAACGACATATACTGCCAGTTGGTTCCCACGCTCACGAAGGTGCCGTTGAGTGTTTGTGTGTCGCTCTTCCAAATCGGTTGATGACGTATGTTCATCGTTGTACTAGCACGAACCCATGCGCCCTGCGTATAGGTCTCGCCAGCAATGAGTCCCAACACTCCATCTTGTGCGAATCCTATTTGGCTTACTGTAGACGTTCCAGTGTTGCTAATACGTAATGCACCCGACACGCCTTGTATGGGTAAGCCTGATGTGGTCACGTTGGACAGAGTTCCGCCGGATGCGCGGAACGTTCTTGTACTGTTCCACTTGCCATCGCCAGCGGTCATCGTCCTTGTTCCGTGAAGAATATTCCTTCCACCAACCTGTATGCCATCGATAGACTCGTCCACGTAAGCGATCTGGTCCTCTGGCGCTGGGGACCAGTCGGTTGGTTTGTTGCCACGTTCGAGCTTGACGTCGCGAACATAGAGGATTGCCTCCGTGCCACTCGTCTTAGAACCATTGTTGTCGAAGCGGACGAGGAACCCCGTAGGTGTCGCGCTGGCGGTCGACCAAGCGTCGTACTTGAACGGGAAAGTGAAATACGCCCATTCCGTAGTTACGCTGCACGTCCTAGACTTGATGTTCCTCGTATTCTGGTCGTACGTGAAGATGTCCATGTCTTTGACTTGGCCGTTTGACTTTGCCCAGCAGCTGAGCACGTACTCGGTGCCAAGCTCGTATATCAGGTACGAATTGCTGTTGGCAAATATGTAACTCTCACCTGTTGCAGTAGTGCTTCTCGTGAATGTACGGGTCTCCTTGTCGAATGACGTGTAGCCCCATCCCTCGCCCGTGCCAGTGCCATGCAGTAGGTTCGTTCCACCAATCTCCACTGAGTCCGTGTACGCCTTAGCATTCGTCTCTGCGGTACTCGCAGCTCCCTTCGCGTCGTAGGCATTGTTCAGACTTGTACTCGACAGTCTGCCGCTTGTAAATATCGCAGCGCCCTCAATGTTGACCTTGTCGGCGGCAATCTTCACGCCCTCGGGCGCAACGTTAATGAGTGACTGGATAAGGTGTTGTCCACCCTGAGCAGCGGTAGTGTCGCTCTTGGTGGCCTTGATGAGCACGTTGTTACTAGTCTGTTCGATGGACGTCTCAGCGTTCTTTATTCGAGTCTGAAGACCAGCGGAACTCGTGGAAACCACCGTGGTCAGATTAATGTCCGAAGTAGAGCTAGTTGGTACGCTATTCACCTTGGCAGTCAACGAATGCGGGGTTGACGTATCGTGGGACACGCCTTCGATAACCACCAAATCCCCAACCTTAAGCGTGGTGCCATCGAATCCCGTGGCAACCCTAGTGGTAGTAGGATAATTTGCATTAGCGAAGTTTCCCGTATACCCTATCGCTTCGTAGCTCTCCCATGAGGCGTCGCTCCAAGTGTTACGAACCATACGCAGACGCACAGAGACATCTTTGTCATAGTCCTCCTTAGTTACACGGAGCGTGATGGCATCCTTGTTCTGCTCGATGGACGTCTCCGCAGTGCTCACGCGCTCAATGAGGGACTGGTCGACATATGGCTTGTAGGGGCCGTCGTACTTGCCCTCGTACAGCGACACACGAAGGTCGAAGTCTGCGTAGCAGCCCGTGGGAATCCAGCAGTAGCCGCGAGTGTCCATCGTGAGAACGGAAAAGTCCGTCTTTGCCGTCACTACTCCATACTGCGCGGAGTCAGCCGTGAACGTCTTGACCACCGAGCTGAACACGTCCAGAGTCGCGTTGCCGACTGACGGGCAGACGCGCAGGCTGTCCGCACTCGACGCGCCGACCCATGTGAAATTCCTCACCTCGACCAGCCACGTGTACGTGCCGCCCTCGACGACCCTGTCGGCAATCTTGGGATGCGCGACATGCATATTCATGTAGCAGCTGCGCGAGCCGTCATTGCCTGCGCTCGTGCGGCTGTCAAGCGTTATGTGCGCCCAGCCGTCCTCGCCGTCCCAGATACCGTGCAAGCCCTCGCTGTTCTTTATGGACGTGTTGCGGCAGTGCAAAGACTGCCAGTAGTCAGTGTTGTCAACACTCACCGAGAACCACGGCGTCAGGTTCGGATTCCCCACTGTGGCAAGCGACTTCTGCGTCTCGCTGACCGTGGAGCTGACCTTGCCAACCTCGACGTCAACCTCGCTCTTGGTGTAGTAGCCAGCTAGGTCGCTCTCCCACCCCGCCTCAGCCGCCAGCTTCACGCTGTTGCTCATGGCGAAGTCGATGGTGCCGCGCTGCTTGCCGCCAGACCACGTGCACATGCAGGAGTAGGTCGCGTTGAGGTCGGTGATGCCGCAGCTCGCCGTGGTTGTCGAGAGCGCCGTGTCGCCCTTGGCCCATGCGTAGGTGACGCCGCTCGTGACCTTGGCGCCGTTCACATGAAGCATAGCAGTGAGGGTCGCAGTCTTCTTCGCCCAGTCGATGTTGCTCGGCGTGATCGTGACGTACGCCTCGGGACCAGCAGCGCCGACATCCCCCTTTTCGCCCTTGTCTCCCTTGTCGCCCTTGTCGCCCTTCGGTCCCTGCTCGCCCGTCTCGCCCTGCGGCCCCTGCTCGCCCTGCGGCCCCTGTGGACCCTGCGCTCCCGTAGCCCCGCGAATCGACGTGCGGTTGCCAGTGAGCACGGTGCTGGACGCCACGCTCGACACGGTGTATCGGTAGTAGCCCCTCACCACGAGGTCGCCCACGCGGGGGGCGCCCGAAGCGCCCGTGAGCGCGGAGCGTGCGAAGGTGTAGTTCGGCGTGGTCGGGTCGGCGGTCGCCGTCCAGATGCGCGAGCCAGCCAGCTCGGAGGGGGCAAGCCCGCCTATCTGCACGTTCGCGCCGCCGATTTGCAGCGTGTTCTCGGACGCGTCGTAGAAGATGAACGCCTGCGAGCTGCCCACCGTCCAGTCGCGGTCGGTGGCGAAGGTCGTGGACTCGCCGTAGGTCGCCACGGCGTTGCCCGTGGGGTCGTAGACCGTCATGCCCGTGTCGGAGAGCAGCGTCTTGTAGCTGCTACTGTCCTTAAGCACGTAAAGCCCCGCGTCGGTGAGCGCGATGTGCGACGACACGAAGTTGGAGAGCGCAGAGTCGATGCGCAGCTCGTAGTAGTCGGCTATGTCCGCGACGTCGGGCTCCGCGACCGCGTGATAGAGGTTGTCGTCGCCGAGCACGTAGTAGACCTTGGTGGCGTCGATGGCCGTGTCGGTGGTCTTCACGTACTCGCCGTGCTCCGCAATCCAGTTGACCGTGCCGATGACGTCCTCGACGGTAGACAGCTGCACGAGGGCGCTGTTCGCGTGCGTGGTGGCCTGACGCGCGGCGGTCTCGGCGCGGCCCGACTGCTCGATGGCGGTGTCAGCGGCGGTCTGCGCGAGACCCGACTGGCGCTTGGCCTCCGCCGCGTCCTGCACCGCCTGCTGGGCGGCACTCGCTGCGGTGGATGCGCTCTGCTGCGCGGCAGATGCCGACGATGCCGCCTGCCCAGCGCTGGTCTGGGCGTTGCTTGCCGCCGTCGCCGCCGTGCTCGCGCTGGACTGGGCGCTGCTGGCGGACTGCTCCGCCCTGCGTGCGTCGGCCTCGGCGTTGGACGCCGCGCCTGCCGCGTTCGCCGCGCTCTGGGCTGCGGACTCCGCGCTGCCAGCCGCCTGCTGAGCGGCCTGCTTGGCAAGCCCCGCGTCCTCGACCGCAGCCTCTGCGGCCTCATGGGCGATCTCGGCCTCAGAGAGCGCGGTGTTCACGTCGGCGCGAAGCTCGTCGCCCTCGCCCACCGCACCCGAGACCACCATCTCCTGCATCGACCCGCCGAAGCAGGTCACGTAGACCCTCTGGCCCTCGCGGACGTGTCCGTTGGTCGGCACCTCGATGTCGGTGCCCTCCTCGTCCCACCCCGCGCGGGTCACGCTGTCGGTCAGGCGAATCCTCACGGAGCCGTTCGAACTGTCGGTGGTCGCCACGCCGATGAGCGTGTAGGTGTCGGCGCTCGCAAGCTCAGCCCTCTCCTCAAGGCGGGTTCGACCGCTGAGCGTGCGTGCTATCTGGTTGAGTGACCTCATCAGTCCTCGTCCCCCTTGTCCCCCGATGCAACCTCCTTGAGCGTCATGCTCATCGTCATGTGCTCAAGCTCGACCTCGACGTCCTTGACCATGCAGCGCCTCACGCCGCGATAGCGCTCGATGCCGCTGCGAACAACCAGCTCCACGACGTCGCCCTCGGTTATGGGCAGGTAGATGGTGGAAAGCTCCCACTCCATCAGCTCGACCGACTGCTCTTTCAGGCGCTGGCGGGCTATCTCGCTGGCGCGTGACGCGGTCTTCGGCTCCATGTCGCGCAGGCTCTCGAAGTGCACGATGGAGTAGCCGCGATTGGCGACGGCGTGGGAGTCGGACGCCCTGACGTGCGCCTCGCCGTAAATCTCGCGCTGCTCGCTCTTGCCGCCCTCGCCGTCCTTGTCGGTGAAGGAATGGCTGACGGCGTAGGTGTCGGGCAGCTCAAGCCAGTCGGTGTGGTGCTTGAGCGAGCCGTCGATGATGACGCCGCGACGGTCGGCAACGTCGAGCCGGAACTTAGGCTCGACGTGCGCGAGGCTGCGCCTGCGCCTGATGACGGGGTTGCCCATGGGGCTGACGTCGAGTCGGTTGTTTCCCATTTTGCAGAGCGCAAACAGGCACTCAAGCCTGCTCTGCCCCGCCTTCATGATCTGTGCCGTGGTGGCCTGCACGTCCTCGGCGAGCGACGTGTCCAGCTCGACCTCGACGTCGTTGGGGTCGAGAAGCGCCGCCCACACCTTGCGCATGGAGTGGGCGCCCGACGTGACTAAGACCTGTCGTATGGCGGCGAGCGACGAGCCGCCCTTCGCTATCACCCACGGCTGGGTGAGCAGGTCGTCCACGAGCATCTGGAGCGTCGATTGCAGCTCCAGCTCGTAGACCCAGACGCCGTTGACCTCCTCGGCGTCGTCGTTGGTCACGACGTAGGTGCCGAGGACCTCGGAGTACCCGTAGTCGGGCATCTCGTGGTAGACGCGCAGGAACCGCCCGCGCTCCCAGCCCTCGCCGTAGACGCGCAGCTTGCCGCTCGTGCGCAGGTCGGTGTAGTACCCCCACTCAAGGGAGGAGCCGGAGAGGTCGACCCCCTCCAGCTCCCCAAGCTGGTCGTCTAGGTTGGTCTGCGAGACCTGCACGACGCGGATCACGTGACGCGCCGTGGTGTCCCGCCAGTCAACGCCTGCCATCAGGTGTCCTCCCTGACCATGTCGATGCTGACGTGCCAGACGCCGCGCTGGCAGGTGAGCGAGTAGCCCGTGACGCAGACGTTGCAACGAAGCCCGTGCGGCGAGCGATAGCGGACGTGGGCCTGCTTGCGCAGCGCCTCAAGCCCCTGCCGCGTGGCCTCAAGCTCCGGGAAGTAGCGGCTGCTGAACTCGCCCTCGGCGCGGAGCTTGGCACTCGACGTGCCGCCCACGAGCACGGAGTCCCACTGCCTGTCCTTGAGCTTGACCTCCTCGGTGTCGCTCTCGACGGTGAGGTCTGTCTCAAGCGGCTCGTCCTGACGAAGCTCCAAGAGAAAGCTCCCGCCCTCCCAGTTCCAGGCGTGGCAGGGCGCCTTGCCTGCGATGGGGGTGCTGTACGTCTCGTTCCAGACACCCCACGTGTCGCCGTCGCGCGAGCGCCCCGAGACCCAGACCTCGACGTCCTCGCCAAAGGGATAGTCGACGTAGAAGGCGCCGTCGTCGCCGCGCTCCAGCTCCATGAGGCCGTCGCTGTCGCTGCGGCACCAGACGCGCTCGGTGGCGTAGTGCGGGTCAAGCTCGATGCGAAGTGTGCGTCCCTCGCCATTGGTGACGGTGGGCGTGAGCGTCGCGCCGTGACCAGTGTCGTACTGGACCGTGAGCGGCGTCTCGTGGACGGTGTCGAACTCGGGCAGCATGTCCGTGCCGCCCGTCCATCGGACGACTATCTCGTCGCCCTCGCGCAGCCACTCCTTGAGCTTGCTGACGTCGACCATAATGCTGCCGCTCTGGTCTAGACCTTGGAAGTCCTGGTACCACGTGTAGGGCGTGAGGTCCACGCCGTCGCGGTAGATGCCACGGACGTTGATGTCGGTCGTGCCGCCCTCGTAGTCGCTCGTGTAGTCGAATCGCAGGCCCTCGGGCGAGAAGCCCGCGTTGGAGATCGTTATGTTCGGCTCCTTGATGGCGGTCAGCGTCTCGGACGCCTCATGCCCGACGACGCACGCCGTCTCGCCCGCGCCCACGCAGCGCACCTGCACGTCGTAGGCGACGGCCTTGTACTTCGTCTCGTCGTAGTCCGCTGGCAGGCCCTCGGTGACCCAGCACATGCCGTCCTTGATGGTGACGCTCGCCGTCTCCCAGCCCGCCTGCTCGATGGGGTACTCGCGCACCCACCCTCCGAGGTGGGTCTGGTACTTCCTTGCGTAGCGCCACTCGTAGTGATTCGGGCCATTCGACGTCCACGAGCGCGGGCAGTACCACGCGGGGTAGAGCGTCGTCGCGGCCTGACGCATGCGCTTGATGTACGGCGAGCCGACAGACGTCGCCCAGCCTATCTGCGAGGGTATCGGCATGGTGGGGTCGGTCGCGTAGGTCGGGATGAGCACCCACTCCTGCGAGTACTGACCCACGCCGTCCGGGTCGACGCCGCAGACGCGAATCTGCCCGAGGTCAAGCCCCGCGTGCTGGTTGGCGTCGAGCAGGTAGTTCGTGCCCGTGCCGTCGAACCAGCTCCAGAGCTTGATGACCGTGCGCTCGACGCCGCCCATGGTGACGGTGCCGAACGACTCGGGACGCCACTGCCATCGCAGCTGCGTCGGCTCCGCGTCCGCCCACTGTGTCACTATCTGCGTGCCGCTGCTGTCGAGCGCCCCGTTGTGCACCTGTATGTAGCGGCCAGAGTTGATGTTGCGCAGCGTCCACTGGTCGCCCGAGCGCCTGTGCAGGTAGAACTTCTGGTTGTTGCCGTGGTGGTTGCCAGCGAGGATCAGCCGCGCGTTGTTGGCCTTCGACCAGCTGGCGATGTCTGCGGCGAAGACCTTGTTGAGGTTGAGGACAAGTTCGTACACGCCGCCGCTCTCGATGGCGGGGACGGGAAGGAAGGCCCACGTCTGGTCGGCGGACGTCCCCTCGTCGTTGGAGAGTACGACGTTGGTGCCAGCATTGAAGCCGCTGGTGCCAGCAAGCTCCATGACCAGCGGGTACTCGCCGCCATCCGGGTCAACGAGGGACAGCTTGTACAGCGGGAGGGTCTCGCCCTCGACGACCATGGTGTTGCCCGTGTCGGTTGCGACCCACCTCTGGTAACGCTTGGCGCTGTCCGTGTACATCTGGACGTTCTTGCCAGTCGCCGCCTGCTCGCAGTCGATGGACTTGCCCGTGAAGCGGCTGAGAATCTGCCGCGTGCCGCCAGAGCGCGTCCGCACGCTGAACACCTGCGCGTCGGTCTGCGTCTTCACGAACACGCGGACGTTCGCGCCGCTCCTGCGGTCGCCGTTGACCACGTCGAGGTAGAGCGACGCGTCCGCGCCGTTGACGATGTAGTAGTCGCCGTCACTGAGATTAGCCAACGTTCATTGCCCCCTTTCGGGTGAGCGTGTCGAACAGGTTCAGGAACGCGGCCTGAATCTCCGCGTCGCCGTTGACGATCGCGTCGTTCACGTAATAGTTGTTGACCGTGCCCAGCCCGCCGAGCTTCTTCGCCACGGCGTCGGAGATGTCGTCGATGTAGGGCATCGAGTACTTACGGTTGGTGAGCGGGACTAGGCTGTTGCCGCTGTAGAGCTCCGCGCCGTCCTCCCCCACCCAGCCGATGTTGGTGAGCGTCGGGCGGGTGAAGATGCCAGCCGCGTGCTTGGGGATCTTGTTGTAGGGGATGTAGGCGCCTGTAGCGGAGTGGCCGGGAGCCTTGCCGTTCTGCACGTAGTTGACCACGACGTCGACGGTCTTGCTCACAAGACCAGCGATGGCCCCCGCCGTGTTGCTGATTGCCGCCGCTATTCCAGATTCCTTTGCGTTGCCGTTGACCTGCGCCTGCACTGTGTTGGGAGACATGCTGCTGATGGCGCCGCCAGTGTTGCTGATGTTCTGCGAGGTGGCGGGGTCCTTGGCGTTGCCCGTGACCTCAGCGTTGGCACTGGCGTCGTGCATGCCGTCCGTGGCCGCGTTCATGTCGTTGACCTGCTGGGTAGCATCCGCCACGCTCGCCGCGTCGACCGTGATGCCCGTGCTCTTCCACACCCACTCGGTACCGTTCCAGACGATGCGCTCGCCGTTCGCGAAGACCAGCTCGCCGTCCTCCACGTGGATGGCCGCTTCCTTGTCATCGATCGGCAGGGAGTTGAACGAGGAGATCATGTCGGTGAGGACGCCGATGTCCCCGCCAGACTGGTCAACCATGGCGGCGAAGCTGTCGGCACCGATCTCGCTGAACTCCTTGGTCGAGACGCCCGCACGCTCGATGCTGTCCGCAAGCTCCTTGATGCCATCGTCGGTCATGCCGACTGCGTCGAGTGCGTCCTTCATCGCGCGGGTGGTCTGCATGATGCCCTCGCGCTCGCCGTAGGCCGCGCTCTCCTGGTAAGCCTGCTTGTCGATCAGGCCGTCGTACTCCTTGTCGAGCTTGTCGATCTGGTCGCCCCACTCGTCGTACACCTTCTTGGCCTCGGACCAGTCGTCCTCAAGCTGTCGCAGGTACACGGCGTCGCTGTTCTTTGAGTTGGCGACGTAGCTGGCGAACTCCTCGCCGCTCATGTCGCCGTGGGCCTTCTTGACTATCTCGGCGTAGTTGCGGTACGCATCGGCGGACTCGTCGATAGCCTTCTTGGCTTCCATCTGCCCCTCGACGGCCTCGGTCCTCATGCTCGTGATGGCGTTGAGCTGGGACTCAAGCTTCTTGGCTTCGACGAGCTTCATGATGGAGTCCCTGAGCTTGTCGGCGTTGCCCGCTTCGCCCTCGAAGGTGCCGGACAGAATATCCTCGGCGCTATACGTCTCGCCAGTGATCTGCGCCAGTCCGTCGAGCGCCCACTGTAGCTCGCCCATGCTGCCCGTGTAGTCGTCACCAGCGCCGATGGCCTTGTCGATGATGCTGGTGTACTTCTCAAGCATCCCAATGGATGTCGAGGTCTGGTCGCGCGTCTGGCTCATGGCGTCGGCGTGCTGCTGCGTCGACTCGATGAAGTTGTCGATGTCGGTCCTGGCCGCAGACCATGCCTCGCCGTACCCGCTGACGGTGTCCTTGCCGAACAGCAGGTCCCGGTGGAGACCATCGGTGGTCCCCTGAATCGAGGATAGCGCGTTGTTGAAGTCCTCGGTGTGCTTCTTGGCGTCGAGGTACTGCTTCAGGTAGTAGCCGCCGACAAGCGCTGCGACTCCACCGATCGCCGCAGCGGCTATGGCGCCAGACGTGCCGAGCGTCATGAGGGCCGTGCCGACGCCGTTCACCTTTGTGGCGAAGTTCGCGAAGTCGGTGGCGAGCTTGCCAGCCTTGATGGAGCCGATGCCCTTGGTGATGAACCCAGCAAGCGAGCCAAAGAACTTCTTCAGGCTCCCGTGCATGCGCTCGATGATCGGGAAGACGACCGCTATCGACGCAAGCGCCCCGCCCACGCCAACCAACGCGTCCTTGAACCCGTCTCCCATTCCGTCGAATGTCGAGGTGAGCCACTGGACCATCGATGCGGCGCGACTCATCCACGGGACCAGAGCGTCACCGAAGGAAGCCGCGAGGACCTTAGTCGAGTTCTGGAGCTTGGAGAGCGTACCAGAGAAGCCCTCGGCCTTCTTGTTCGCCTCGTCTGCCGCCGCACCCACGCCGCTGGTGCCGTCCTCGAATCCCGTCCATGCGGTGTTGGATATGTCGATGGCCTTGTCGACGTTCTCAACGGTCTTGGCGAGACCAAGGAGTGTTTGCGTCTGCCTGACGCCAGAGATGCCCAAGTCCTCAAGCTGCTTGATGGCTTCTGGTCCGAGACCATGGAGTTCGCCTACGAAGTCCCTCAGAGTTCCAGACGCATCCTTGCCCCATGCCTCCTTGAACTCGTCTGAGGACTTGCCAACGACGGCTGCGAATGCTTCAAGGTCATCGCCGCCGTTACTGACCGCAGACTGGATTGCCGTGATTGTGTTACTGATGCCTGTAGCTGCTGCTTCGCTTCGTTGTCCAGTCGAGGCGATTGCCGCAGCCCAGCCCATGACCTCTGGCGTCGAGAATCCCGCCACGTCAGCAACGGAGGACAGGCGCTGGGCAACCTGCATGATGCTGGACTCCTGTGCGGGCATCTTGTTGCCGAGGTCTACCAGCGCGTCCGCGAATCCCTGCACGTTCTTCTCGTCGAGGTCGCTCATGACGTTGACCATCTGGCCCATTTTGAGGGCTATCTCATCGGCGTCGATGTCGGTTGCGACGTCAAGGTTTGCCGCCACCTCGGCAAAGTTCTGCAACGCGTCGGCGGAGATGCCAACCTGACCTGCGAGGGCTTCCATTTCAAGCATCGTGTCGGCGCTTGTGACGTGGGTCTGGCTGTACTCCATTGCCGCGTCATAGAGCTTCTTGTACTGATCCTCGGTGGCATCCACCGTCTTGCGCATGTCGCGATAGGCGGAGTCAACGTCATTCGACGCGTCTATGACCTCGGTGCCTATGTCGCGTATCATGTCACCGATAGCTATGGCGGCTTGCACCATGCCAGCGCCAAAGCCCTCGCCGCCGCCCTTGCCAAGGTTCTTGATCTCGGCGTTGGTCTCGCGTATCTCGGTCTGGAGCTCGACGCATTCGCTGCAAGCCTTGGCGGTGTCGAAGTCATCGAACGCCTTCTTCTGGGCGTCCTTGGCCTCCTTGAGTTCCCTTTCAAGCTTGTCGACTGCGGTCGCTGCGTCGTTGATCTTCTTCTGGAGGTCTGGCCCCTTGCCCGTGTCGAGCAGCCTCTGGTACTCCTGCTGAGCGTTTCTGTACTTGCCGCTGAGGTCTGCCACGGACCTGCTCGCATCGGCGTACGCTTGCTTCGTCCTTTCGAGGTTAAGCGCCACGTCACCAATCTGCTTGGCCTGCTTGTCTATGCCAGCGTCCTTGTAGGCATTGAGCTTCTCCTTGAGACCATCTGCCTTCGCCCTTGCTGTCTCAAGGGCTTCTCGCAGGGCGACTGCCCTGTCGGTTGCCGTGCCGATGCTGGTCGGGTTGAGCTTCGCAGCCGCGTCAAGGCGCTTGAACCTGTCCGTCGCCGTCTCGGTCGCGGCATTAAGCAGCTTCATCCTTTGCTCGATGCTGGTGACGCTTGAGGACTTGCTGAAGTCGGACGAAGAGTTGAGCTTGGCCATCGACTGCGCAAGGCTGTTGATGGTTGCTTCAGTCGCCGTCGCTTCTACCTCCGCATTGTGGAGGGATTCGACGAGCTTCGCGTCCTCGAACTGATCCGATGCTTCCTGCCAGGTGTCGCGGAGGAACTCAAGGTCATTGATGACCGTCCTGACCGAAGTGTGGTTGTTCTCTTCCCACGCCTTCACCGCATCGGCGTTCTCTGCGGCACGCGTCCATTCGAGTATCGCCTGCTTTGCCTTCTCCCACTCGGCACTGCCCTCCCTCACAGCCGTGCTCGGGTCGATACCCGTGAGGTCGCGCAGGCTGTCGGAGACGACAGATATTTCGTGGTTGAGCGAGTCATACCGCTCACGCGCGTTTGCGGCGGCAAGGGCGGCGTTTTCGGTGTCCTTGGCCATCTGGCCGATAGTCGTGTTGGGTTCGGCCTTGCTGGACTGACCGCTCACTTCAGCAATCGACTTCTTCAGCAGGTCGAGCTTGGCTGCGGATGCCGTAGCCTGATTGGCCACTGCACCTATCTGCGCGGAGAGGACCTTGTTGTTTCCTGGGTCAAGCTTTGCTGCCCTGCTCAGCTTGCGGAACTCGCTCGATGTCTTGTAGATAACCGAGTTCACTCCGCGCAGGGCGCTCGTCAGCTTGCTGGTGTCCGCACCGATACGAATGGTTAGTCCCTTGTAGGCACCCGCTGCCATGGGAACCACCCCCTGCTATACCCAGTTGCTGTAGTCGTCCTTAGTGGCGTATCTGGTCTCGTCCACCCCCGTGTCGCGCTGCTTCTTAGCGGACTCCCATGCGTCGGCCCTCGCCTCGAAGAGCATGCGACACACGCCCCATGGCATGTGGAGCGCTTCGCCCCAAGAGACACCGAGCTTCAGGAGTTCTGTCCATATGTGCGTATACGGAAGTAGAAGATCAGGCTCGCCACCTGCCGTTTTATTCCTCGGAGTCGGCGGCTCCGGATCGAAACAACCCCCGCTGGCACTCGTCGAACACGGCCTGAGAGACCTGTCCCATGTCGATGGAGCGGGTCTTCAGGCACCACTGAACGAAGGGCGGGACGGCTTCCGCCATCTTTCCGTCGCTCCTCGCGATGGCTTCGGAGGTCTTGAGCATCGCCCAGAAGGCACGAAGCTCGGCATTCCAGTTGTCGATGGTGTAGTCCATGGCGACCATGTTGCCGTCCTCGTCGAAGTTCTGGGCGGCTGCGCGAACGTCGATGCGACCGAACACATCCTTGATCATGTCACGCTTGAACTCCTGCTCGTAGAGGACGAGGGTGTAAGTGGTGGCCTCGTACTCGTGCTGGGTGCCGTCGTTCTCGTAGTCGATCTTAGGCATGGGCTCCCTTTCTCTGTCACTGTTTAATGGCGCACAAAGCGCACAAAGAAAGGCCCACTCCCCCATTGACGGGGAAGTGGGCCTACGCTGCGAGCGCTCTATGCTTAGGCGGCTGCGGTGCCGGGGATGAGCACGCTCGACCAGAAGTTGTCGAACGCCTCATGCGTGGTGCCTGCGTCGGTGCAATGCGCCTTGAGGACGTTGACCGTCTTGCCGCCGATGGTGAAGTCGCGACCGATGGCCGTGTAATTGACCGAGACGGTGTCGGGGTTGGTGGAGTCCGTCATCGAGTTGGCGGACTGGGACGGGGCGGTGAAAGTGACGTTGTAGCGGACACCGCGCATCTTGCCCTCGTTGCCACTGACCTCGTAGCCGAGCGCGACGGTGATGTTCGCGGAGTCGGTCTTCTGGTAGGTCAGGCCGGAAGTTGCGTCGTTGATGTAGCTGAACAGGTCGGTATACATCTCGTCGGTGATGGCCGCGAACTCGATGGTGCCAGTCTCCTTGCTCGAAGCGCTGATCGAGGCGTAGACGACGTCGTCCGCATAGAAGTCGTTCTGGGTGGCGTCGGAGTCGCTGGACAGCGAGACGGCGCCTGGGATTGCCTTCCACTCGCCGTAGGTGCCAGCGGCGCCGTTGACGCCAGGGGTGTAGATGGCATAGTGGACGTTCTTGAGTCCGTAGATAACCTTGCCCATGTCAGGGCCTCCTTATGTCATTCCTAGATGTCTGGGTGGTATGTGAGGCTGTACGAGGTGACCCAGCAGTTCTCCGATGGAATCCACGACTCGACGCACGCCCAGGGGCCGATGTGTGTCAGCGCGTCCTCGAAGCGGTCGCGCTCCTCGTCATCGCACTCGGCCTGATAGAGGTCTATGTCGTAGCGCTGCATCTTGGCGTAGTTCTTGTCGTCGGCGAAGAACTCGCCCTTCTTGACCTGCTTGTACGTGAACCAAGGGAGCGGTGGTGACTCGCCGAACGGCCACCCAACCTTCGTGCCCTTCAGTCCGCTCGTGAGCAGGGTCTGGTACACGGTCTTGTCAGGCGTCATTGATTGCTTGCTCCACTGCTCTTTCGACGTCGCTCTCGAACCTTTTAATTGCGGCGTCTGCTGCTGGTGCTATGTGTACGTGCGGAGCTGCCGTATAGTACCCGTGGCCCTTCTCAAGCAGATGGGCTAGGCCTGGGAGCGACGGCGATCCTATCTCGCCCTCCGTGACCTCTCCGCCACTGGCGAGGATGTGGTGTCGTATCGACCTTGCGTACGGACCAGTCTTGTAGGTCTTGCCATACCAGTTGACCTGCTTAATCTGGTTCCTGCGCGGACCACTTTTGAAGCGGGTCACGCTTCGGATCTTCCCCCAGCCACCACGCGAGTACGACTTGCTGAGAACGGCTTGGGCGTTGCTCTTCCACAGTCTCTCGCCGAGTTCGAGGGCCTTGTCGACGGCTGGCGGGGTTAGCGTCTTGACGCCGTTGCCAAGCCGCGAGAGTATCTGCTCGACCGTGATGCCGAATGCGTCTCCCTCGATGGTGATGTCAGCCACCCTGACCACCCTCGCTAGGCTCGTCCGCAGGCTCCTCGGAGCTGGACTCCGTTTTGGTGTTGCCGATGCGCTGGCCGATGGTCAGTGTGCGGAACTCGCCGCTGCCAGACAGGTAGAGGACCTCGTACTCCTCGCCGTTGAAGACGACCTCGTCCTCGCCGTTGTAGTCGATGGTGCGCACTTGGATCATGTGCTCGTTGCGAAGTCCCATGTCGAGCGTCTGGGTAGTACTAGACGCACGGACGTCAGCCGAACGCAGCTGCGCCATGGCGACGAGTGACATGGTCATCTCGTTGCAGTAGATCTCTCGCGGGACCCGTTCGCCCTCATGCCAAGCCCCCGCCTCGTCTTGGTACTTCGAGGCGGGGGCAAGCAGGGTTACGGTCCCGTTCCAACGGCTCACGGTCGCACCATCCCGAGGGACGAGCCAAGGCCAGTGCCGTCGCCGTCTGAGCCGACGTCCTCGGTCGGGTCATCCTCGCCGTCATCGGCGAACAGGTACTCGTTGGACTTGCTGTTGAGAAGCCCTGCGAGCGTCAGGTTGTAGTAGTCGAGGAAGCGCGTGGCCTCGTCGTTGTCATATCCGTACTGCCCCTTGACGAAGAGCACGACGGCCTGCTTGACTTGCGGGGCCATGGTCTCCTCGGCCAGCAACGCGTCCTTGACGCCACAGCGGCGCATGTCCTCTATGGCTCCATCGATCCACATCTGTATCTCGACGTCGGACATCGTACTGGTGACGTGAAGGCACTGTCTCACTTCGTCAAGCAGCGCCATGTGTTACTCCTCGCTGAGAAGCTCGATGAGCTTCGCCTTCGTCGGGTGCCCCTTGACCTCGATGCCACGCTCCTTAGCAAGTGCCGCGAGCTGCGGGTTGGTCATCTTCTTGAGGTCGATGTCGGCGCCCTCGCCGTCAGTCGCGGCGTAGGTGATGTAGGTCGGAAGGGCCGCGTCGATGTGCTCGGCGCGTTCCTCCGTCGCCTCGAACTCGTCACCCTCCTCGCGGTTACACCTTTCCACGAGGTCGTAGAAGGGCTTGAGCACGGTGACGGTGACCATTAGGCGCTAGCCTTCTTCTTGAGCAGCGCCCAGCCATAGGGGTTGACCACGCGACCGTCGAGGGCGGTGAGGACCTTGGTCTTGCGGGCGTTGTTCTCGTGGTCGTCCCAAGACACGACGGACATGGGCATGCCGGGCTGCGTGTTGATGGTGTACTTCTTGAGGTCGCCGAAGATGCCGAAGATGTCGCCAACCTGGGCGTCGTCGAAGCTCGGGAGCAGGGTGTCCTCGACGAGGTTGACGGGACGGTTGCGCAGGCGCAGCGGCTCGTCGTCGTTGAGGGGGTCGGACTTGTACAGCGGACGGTTCTCGTCGTCGCGGAGCAGGTCGATGTGCATGCCCCAGGTGGAGTCGCCGAAGATCCACTCGCCGCGACCACGGTACAGGCGGTTGAAGCCGCCGTACAGGACGGTGCGCCAGAACTTCCAGTCATCCATCTGCTCCTTGGTGACCTCGATGATCTGGGCGTGGCCCTCGATGTAGCCGTCCTGACCAGAGGTGCCCTGACCCTTGAGACGCGGGTCGACGAGGATGCCGAGCGGCTGGGTGGTGCCGTTGCCGCGCAGGATGGCGTTCTCCTTGGCGTTCATGAAGCCCTCGGCCAGAGCGGGGGCGAGCAGCGCCTTGAAGTTGTCGCGGAGCAGGGCGTCGGCGAGCATGGTGCGGGCGAAGCGGGCCTCAAGCTGGTGCCAGACGAAGCTGAAGGTCGTGCCGTCAGGCTGCTCCTGGTAGTCGGAGACCTCGGTGTCGCCGATCCAGCTGTAGGTGATCTGGAGGTCGGCCTCGGTGTAGGTCAGGCCACCCTGGACGTGAACCTCGTTGACCTTGTTGCCGATGTTGCCGTACTCGCGCTCCTCGCGGATGATCTCCTCGTTGAGGGAGTTCGGGATGGCGACGTTGGTCGAGAAGGTGTTGCTGAAGTCAGCGACGGCGTTGTAGTCGCCGTTGATGTTGACGGCGGCGTTGCGCTCCTGACGCGCCTTGGCGATCATGTCGCTGGGCATCGGGGCGTGACGCAGGATGTGCTTGGCCAGTGCGCTGCGGTACTCGTAGGAGTCCGTGTAGGCGTACGGGGTGACGTCGCGGATGGTGTGGATGCGGCTGCGCTTCTGCGGCTCCTCGGCCTTGGCCTCGGTCGCGGGCGCGGAGGTGGCGATGAGGTTGCCAGCGCCGGAGGTGAGGGCGGCGAGCTTGGCGTTGCGAAGCTCGGTCGCGGAGTTGCGGCGGGTGGCCTCGGCGATGATGAGGTCGCGCTCGGCGTACAGGTTCTCCTCGTCGACGCCCTCGGGCAGCTCGTCTGCCGTCAGCAGGTCGATGATCTGGTTGCGACGCTCCTCGAAGGAGTCGGCGTCCAGGCTGCGGTACTTGACCGCGTCATAGGGAATGAACTCATCCATGAGTCCGCTCCTTTCCAATCAGTCGTGATTGTGGTTGCTACAGGAGCACTACCTGCTCCAATGCGGCAGCAGCCTCGGCCCGCTTGGCCTTGGACTCCTGCTCGGCACGTTGCAGCGCCTCCCGCTGCATACGCCTCTCCTCGATCACTCCGTCAAGGTAGTAGGAACGTGCATGTATCTCAGTGTTCGGGTTAGCTGGGATGCTAACCGCGCTCACGTCGAACAACTTGTTGATTCGCATGACTCGGGATGTGCGCGTCTCCTCGTCCCAGTCGATGCCGCCCTCGCTGGCGATGGTAAAGCCGAAGCTCATCTGGTCGATGAGTCCGTTGGTGATGGACTCATACATGTCGCGACCGCGCTGGGAGCCGCCGAGGTACGCCTCACAGAACCCGCCGTGCTCGTCGAACGTCAGGTTGAGCGAGCCGTTCTTGTTCCGTGCGAGGGGCGAGCCCTCGTGGTCGAACTGCATGATGACGTCGCTCATGTCGCAGTCGGCGAACGCGTTCTTGTCGATGACCTCGTAGATGGGATTGCCGTCCCAGTCGTCGGTGAGGTGGTATGGGTCCTCGAACGTGGTGAAGTATCCGCGCACGGTGTAGGGCTTGCCCTCGTCCTCCACCTTGTGAAAGTTCACGGCGTCGAAGCTGCGGTACTCCCTGTTGCTCTTGACGGGCATGATGTGCTCCTTAATCGTCGGACTGGAGTGCGCCCTGACCGTCCGTGTCGTTGTACTCCTGCTCGTCTCCGCCGAGGTCGAAGTCCGACTCGTGTATCGTGTCTATCGCGCCGCCCATGAGGCTCTGAGCGCCGTTCGCGGCCTTGTACTCGCCGCGTGCGATGAGGACGTCCCCGCCCTCGACTGGCGGCAGCTGAAGAATCTCGCGGCCCTCGTTGATGGTCATGATCCCTCGGTCGATCATGTCCCTGACCATGTTTCGCTTGGACGCGTTGGTGGCGTACTCAAGCTTCGAGCTGCTGAACATGACGTAGTTGCCGTGCTTGCGCTCGGTCTGGGTGAAGTTGGCCTTGGTCAACGCCTCGGACAGCTGGACGGCGAACGGCTCGACCTTGCCCTCGTACCACGCGCCGTAGTGCTCCTCGTCGTAGTGGTTCTGGAGGATGTCCTCGTTGATGCCGAAGTAGCTGTATATCTGCGAGGAGACTCGGTTCATCTCGTCCTCGTCGATGATGAACCGCTGCTCGTTGACCTGCTGGATGTCTTGGAAGGTGTTGTCGTAGATCATCAGGCCCGTGTAGTTGCGGGCGCTGAGGTTGTCGATGTAGAACTGCTCGCGCTTCTTGTTGAGGTCCTCGCCGTGGGTCATGCCCGTGATGCGGCCAATGAAGCGGATGCGGGCGCCGTTGAGCACGGCCTGCTCCTCCGCCTGACCCTGAGCGTCCATGAGCTTGAGCACGGGGTCCATGACGTCGTTGCCCGAGCCGAAGAAGTCGGACTCGTACTGGAACTTGGACACGACCGCGCAACGCGAGTACTCGATGGCCATGACGTCGCCCGTGACCATGTGGAAGATGCACCATGGCTCCCCCATGTACTCCGCAATCTCGGTAAAGAGTGGCTTCACGGGGAACAGCGCTACGGTTCTGAGGTCCCTGTCCAGCCCTGGGACGATGAAGACCGTGGTGTCCATCTCGTAGATGGTCGCCGCCCGTGCCAGTAGGGTCGGCCACGTCATCAGGTCGTTCGGCCAAGACTCGAACAGCTTCCGCACATTGGGCTTGCAGGTCTCCGATCCCACAAACTCCGGCTTGAGCTTGGAGCACGCGACCGCGAACCGCTCTATGGCCGCTCGTGTGAGAGGGTGGTCATAGAGAGAGCCGTCCCATGCGCTGAACATCGGGACGGACTCGGTGAAGGTGGCGTATCCGTTGTGGGGTTGGATTTGTTGCAACTGCTTGTGCGGGAAGAATCTAGACAATACTCCCATGTGTAACACTATATATTGATTTGACACTAAAGTCAAGCACAACATCTTGTGGTTTGGGCGTCTCACACCGTCATCACAGAGGGTGCTGGGCGTCCCTGTTTTTTGGGTGAACACGTGTTCGTTCGGGGTGAAAAAGGGCTAGACTGGACGTCTCAGCCTTCTCACAGGGAAGTCCTCGGTGGCGAACAGGAGATGCCACAATAGGAACTCCCGAACCAAGGTCTCACGTGCTAGAGGATGTAAGTCGTTTTTGACTTTTACTCTTGTTGACCTATATATCTTTCTTTCTTGCTTCTTCTTTCTTTAATCCTTTTTTGGGCTGTATTTACTCGTGCCAGCCGATGGTCATCTTGTAGTCCGCCTCGTGGCGCACCAGCTCGATATAGGCGTCGAGGAGCGCCATGTAGCCGTCGATGCGCGTGGTGGCGCCAGCCTTCTTGACTGGCTGCACGTTCTCGTTGATGTCGATCTTCGCGGCGAGGTTGAGGTTGCACCACTCGTCGATGGGGTTGTGGTTGTTGATGATGCGCTTGTCCCTCATGTCGGCCTTGAGCTGCTTCATGGGCTGTGACAGCGTCTGGACGCCCTGACGCACCACCTCGACGTTGTCCTCGCCGACGAGCGACTTGATCTCGCGAAGGGTCGAGTCATCCATGTGCCACGGGTCGTAGCCCACGTACCTCGTGTACAGCCCCTCGTCGGCAAGCTCCTGAATCCACTCGATGAATACCCTCTTGTCGACCTTGTTCCCAGGGACGATGCGGATGAGGCCACGCGCCGCCCACTCGTGGTACGGGACGCCGTCCCTCCCCCGTTGGTTGTTCGAGTTGACCTTCACCTGCTCCTCGGCGATCCAGTACATCGATCGGCGATAGATGCGGTCGTCGCCGGGTTTCATGAAGATGGCGGTCGCGGCATTGAGGTCGATGGTGTCTGCGGCGTCGATGCCCACCACGCAGTAGCGGAACGTCCTCGTGTTGAACTCGTAGGTCTCCTCGTTGACGGCCTCGTCGTATGTAAGGTACGCGCTGGCCTGATTGGCAGGGAGGTTGAAGTCCTTGGTGAGCAGCGTCGGCATATAGCTTGGGTCGTTCTTGGCCTTGAGCACCTGTGCGCGAAGGTACTCCATCTTCTTGACCACGTTGATGCCGGGGTTGCTCTTGCCGTAGGTGGACTCGTCCCAAATCTCAGAGCGGTCATCCTGCTCGAAGAGGATGCCGAGGAACCTATCATCCTCGATCTTGCTGTCAAGCCACTGAACCGCGTAGTCGCGCTCGTGGTCCCAGAGGTTGTCGCGCACGAAGCCCTGCGTGGTGATCGCGACCATGAGCGGCTGCTCTCGTGCGCCAGTGCCCTGACGGATGAGGTCGAAGATTGAGCGGTCCTCGGCTGCTGCCATCTCGTCAAACAGGCACATGTGAACGTCTAGGCCGTCGAGGTGGTCGGACTGCTTGGACAGTGGAAGCACGTAGCCCATGTTGCCGTCGCAGATGACGCCGTTCTCGGCACGCTCGGTGACGGTACCCTTGCGCAGAATCTTGAGCAGCTTCGGGGACTGCCTAGCCATGCGCCAAACGGCACCGTATGCAAGCGACGCCTGCGCCTTGGATGTTGCGGCGTTGTAAATCTGAGGTGCGCCCTCGCCGTCTGCCACGAGCATGTAAAGCTCGATTGCGGCTCCCAGCGAGCTTTTACCATTCTTGCGGGCCATCTCAACGAGCACGTACTGGTACTGCCGCTTCTCGTTCTCGTCTATGAACCCGAACGCCAGCTCGATAATCATGCGCTCGTAAGGCTCAAGGACGAACGGCACACCCAGCTTTCCAGACGGGATTTTCAGGAACCGCTCGATGAACTCGACTGGTCTGGTGGCCGCGTCAACGTCGTAACGCCACTGCTTGTACCCGTTGCGGATGCGAGGGAGCATCTTCTCGGCGAGGGCCTTGATGCGACGGCCAGAGACGATGGAGCCGTCGAGACAGCCCATCAGGTACAGCTCGGCGTCGGTCCTGCCCTGCGCGTCGACGTACGGGCTATCGGCGAATGAAGCTGCCAAGCTCGTCCTCCTCCTCGTTGCTGTCGCTCCGCTTGGCGAAGTCGGACACCTTCTTAGCGAGGTCCCCCATGCGCCCGATGGCCTTCTGGTATGTGGTGAACTCTGGGTTCTCTACGGTCTCCATGTGGCGGTTGTTGACCGAGCCGACCTCCTTGTCGATCATCACGCCGTGCTTCTCGACCTCGTGGCGCAGCCCCTCGGTCATGTCCGCGAGGGCGTCGTACTCAAGGAGCAGGTCCTCAAGCAGGGCCTTGTCGAAGCCCGACAGGTTGCTCGACTCCTTCTTGAGCCGCTCAAGGCGCTTGCTCGGCTTGCTCTCGACGACCTTGAGCTTCCTAGTCATAGAACTCCCCCTCGTAGTCATCGACGCGTCGCGTCTCGCTCTGGTAGTCTGGGCAGCAGTCGTTCTCGCCGACCTCCTCGTCATAGATGGCGCAGTACAGCCTGTCCCCGTGAAGTAGCTCGCAGAAGTCGCAGTTGCCGCAGCAGTCCATTTCCGATTACCCCCTGATGACGTTGCCGTTAGAGTCGAACCGCGCCCTCGTCGGCTCCTGCCCGCTGTGGACGATCGCGTGGCAGTCTTGGCAAAGGCGCTGGAAGTTGTCGAAGCTGAGGGTCACGTTTGGGTCGTTTATGTTCTGTGGCGTGAGGTGCACGATGTGGTGCACGACCTTGGCAGGCTTGAACTCGCCGTTCGCGTAGCACCTCTCGCAAAGCCCTGGGGGCACGATGCCGAACGGTGTGTCAACAGGCATCTCCATGTAGAGCTTCCTGTTGCGCAACCATGCACCTGACTTGTAGAACGACACTGCGAAGTCCCTAGCCATGCCCACGCCCCTTCGGCTGTGAGGGCCAGATCACTCCGTCGAACCCAACACGGGAAAAGTACCACCATATCTTGTGGTTCTCTTAATATCTGCTACCAGATATTGTGTTACTCTCCCAAGAATTTGTCAAAGGGTGCGCGTTTTCTGGAGCATCCAATCAGGGCGTGACAGAAAAAATCCAATTTTCTAAAATCTCAAAAAGGGCTCACGTAGAATGTTGCC